GTCAACGGTGAAAGCGCCAGAGTTCTGGCCGGCAGGCGAGAGCTTGGACAGCTCTTCGTCAGTCAGGTAGAGAGCCCCAGGGTGGTTGCCACCGTAGGTCTTCGATCCACTGAATGGGCCAGTCCCCTCAGAGACTTGGCGAACACCTTCCGGATTACGGAAGACACGTTGGACCATCGCGATAACGACGTCCTTTGTATTTGCCAGCAGGTCACCAGTCGTGTCTGCCGTAATCCGGTCGGTGATCGTGGGCACCTGGACCCGAACTTCACGTTCGGCCTTATCAATCCAGATACCAACTTTGTTGGCGTCAGTAGGTGCATCGTCACCGATCCACGCATCGATCACATCATCAGCAGTGGTCCAGGCGGCCACGATGCACCTACTTTCTCAAGTGTTACTTTTTGGTGTAGCCCGATTCGAGCAGGGTGTCCAAGATAGTTTCCGGGACGAGAGACTCCGAGACGCCATCCGGAGCTACTACACGGGTGTAGCCTTCCGGCAGATCTTCAGGAGCGTTGTCAGCAGAACGACGTGCCATTGCAAATCCCTTCTGGTTAGAGAAGGGTGAGGGAGCATCTGAGCCCCCTCACCCCTCAAGACTAGGCTGCGTTGGTGAACTTCACGAACGACGCGGGGTCGTTCACGAGGAAGCCGTACTCAGCTTCAGCCAGAACTGCAACCAGGTTGTTCTCCCAGAGGGAGGTCAGGACGCCGTTGATGGTGACCGTTGCCTCGGTGGAAACCGAGTAGTTGATGCCGCCGACGGCACCCCAGGCGACCTGGCTCCAGTCACCGGCGAAGCCGTACGTCTTGGAGGTCGCGTCGTAGACGCCATCACCGATGAACGCGTTGCGGCCGAGGATACGGCCGGCGCGGATTGCTTCGGCAGTCTCGGTGGCACCGGACTGGAAGGTCTCCACGAAGATCGGGCGACCCTGGGAGTCCTTGGCACCGTTCAGCACGGGTTCCATGCGGTTGTCGAATGCCCAACCGGTCAGGCGCTTGCCGGCGTTCACCAGGGTGCCGAGGCCGGCGTTCAGGTCGTCGTAGACGGCCGTGAAGGCGGGCGTGGTGCCGGTGAACTCCTGGACCGAGGAGCCGGTCGCGAGGTTGGTCGCGAACGGGGAGTTCGTGCCGTAGAGAGCCGCGGCGTCGAAGGCAGTGGCGAAGGCCTCTGCGATCTGCGGGCGGATCAGGTTCATGTAGTTGCCCGGGTTGGCCCGAACAACTTCGGCGGAGACGACCGCGATGGCGGCGATCTTCTTCGGGTCCATCGTCTTGAGAGCGACGGAGCCCTTGGAAGCCGGCTTGGCTGCGCCTTCAGCGACCCAGCCAGCGGAGATCTTACCGGTCACGACCGGGATGGACTGGCCGTTGATGCCCAGGGTAACCTTCTGGGCCAGGCGCTGGACCACGGACTGCTTGGCAGCCTGGTCGAAGATTGCTGCGGACTGATCCCGGTTCAGGAACCCGGAAAAGTCCGAAGTCTTGGTTGCGGCGGTGATCGCCATGGACTACTCCTTATAGAAGAGGGGGTCAGCGGATGTTGAGCCGCGCCCGAAGAGCTTGTTCGAGGGGGTCGCCATTCAGCGGCAGGGGCTTCCCTGCATCGCCAAGGGCGGTCGAGGTCGGGCCGGCGGGCGGCTGTTCCTCAGGCTTGTCTCCACGGAAGGCGATGAGAGCATCGGCTGCAGCTTCCAGCTCTTCCTTCGTAGATCCGGTGAGAAGTTCGGCCGGGACACCCTTCACCCGGGCGACTTCACTCACGAGGAGTGCACGCTCGGCCTTGAGTGCTCGCTCTTCAGCTTTGGTAAGCTTTCCGGTGAGCTTGTCCAGGTCAGACTTCTTCGATTCCTCCACCTCGTCGAACTTCTCGGCCTTGGCCTTGATCTCGTCGAAGTTGGAGTACTTGGCACGTTCCCGGGCGAGTCGCTTCTCGACGATCGCGTTCAGTTCTTCCTGGCTAGCAGGCGCCTTGAACTCGGTCGCTTCGGTGGACGTTCCCTGGGCTTCGCCAGTGGACTCGGTGTTGGTGGTCGACACTGATTCCTTCTTCCATTTAGAGCCTGTCGGCTGTAAGTTTTCCGCACAGCGGGTGCGTTCCGTTCGATGTTCATTATACGGCAAATTCCCGTAAAACGCCGAAAGAGTTACGCGCCTTCTTGCGCGGCCAG